TAGTCCTTCAGGACTTCGGGGGGGACGGGCTTGCCTTCGGAGAGAGCTTGTTTCACTATATCTCTTCTGCTACCTATTTCTTGAGAAATCCATTCTTTCGGTATTTTTTTAGAAGTTGCATAGCCTTCCGCATTTGTTTTTAAGTTTTCAGGAACATTTATTTTTAATATTCTCCCCCCATATTCATTCTGATGACTTATCGCTTCTGGGAGAGTTTCAAATAGAGATACTTTTTTACTATCCGTTTTTTTGAAAAAATCTTCGTTTCTCCATTCAGCCTTTTTCTTCGAACTGATTTCATCCGTAAGCAAACCCGATCTTGAGGCTTCATTAAACGAATAGATGTCGCTACCTTTTTTATATGTAGGTTCAACAACATGATAATATGTTCCCGGGGGAGATATTTTCTTTAAATTTCTTTGTTCTGTGGGTCCTCCTCCAATCAAATCTTTTCCATGAAGCTCATCATATCTTTTAGATACCTCATTTTCAATTTCAGCTTTTGTCATCTCCCACGGCTCTTTCGCCTTGGGGGTGGGTTCAGCAATCTCCGGGGTCTTCTGAATATCAATTATTTTACCAGACTGTCCAGAACCAACAACAGCTTTTCGTGCTGCTTCCGGCGATTTTGCTGTTACAGTTAAAACCTTTTCAACTGGTTCCGCTGATTTTCTGCCACCGATAGTAATTTGCTCCTGTACGGTAACTTCATACTGTCCTTTTCCTTTTGCAACGGGGGTGGGTTCCTGCGCTGCGATTTCCGGGGCTTTCTTGGCTTCCGTGACATCTGGTATGGGTTCGGTGATAATCGCTTCAGGGATGACCTCCTTGGCCTTCTTTTCGGGCCTTACGGCGTCAATCTCCCCCGGCTTCCGCCCGGTCTCAATGATATAATCCGCGTCCCTCGGGGTCATTAAAAAGATTTGGTCATAATCGTACCCCAAACCCTTCAGGGCATCGATATGATCAGGAGTTATGACGTCTGAAGTCTCTTTGCGGCGTTCGACCTGTCCTTCTGGCTCTTGAACCGGCTGACGTACCTCGCCGATGCCCGGGACTGCGACTGGTTGTAAAACTTCTTTTTCAGGGATTCCGGTAATTCCTGCCCTGGGTGCGACCTCTTCCACCGGGATACCCGCTTGTTGAATATCCTGTCCCGGTCGGCTTGATAAATCTGTGGCATCTGGTCCTCTCAATCCTAAAGTTTGTCTCGCAAGACGATTTCTGTCCGCTTCTTCCTCTGCCGGCAGGTAGGTTCGGTCGATGATTCTTTGGCGTTCAATGGCGGCCTTGGTGATTGCGTCGGGCTCCTGCTCAAACACAAGGGCAGAATCGGCGGCAGGGGTTCGAGATGGTTCACGTTCAAACACCTGTGCCGCCTGTTCTGCGGTATCCGGGCGGCCTATCGGCTGAAAGCGGCCACGCCCAAGGGATTGCTCCACCGGGGGTCTTACGGGGGCTTGTGGGGCTGCTGGCGTAACAGGGGTGCCTAATCCTGTGGTTGTCCGCGTAACGGGTGGCTTTTCGCTTCCCATAGCTGACCCGCCGAGGCCAGTTACAGCCGCGATAGGCGCGACGGTAATAGCATCCTTTAAAGATTCAACCAGGTCGTTTGTGATATCTGCCGGAAGTTCCTGCCCGGATAGGTATTTTCCAATATACTTTGAAAAAACCTCTGTCGGTTCTTCAAGCCCTTCGGTCAATCCTTCCCATCCGGCGGCACCAAGGCGGTTCATAACCTTACCCATAAAATTGGTTCCAGCCTTATTAAGCAGCTTTCCAACAGACAGGGCATTTAAAACACCGGCACCCAAGGCCATTGCCTCGCCGGACCTGGCCGCTTCTTCTTCGGTTCCGCCTTTTTCTAAAACAGCTTTATATGTTTGGGCTCCTTCGAGTCCGCCACCAGCTAAACCACCGGCGGCGTATTGGCCAAGTTTAATAAGCCGAGCTACAACCTGCGGTGTCCAGGCATAGGCTTTCCCGGCCACTTGGATTGCTTTTCCGGCACCCATGGCCGGGATCATCGATGCGGCCAGGGTCGGCACCATGTCGGCTACATTGTAAAGCCAGAATGACGAGTTCGCTAAAATCTCCGGGTTATCCCATACGTTTTTATTGGCTATGTCCGCTGGCGGTCCAAACTTTTCAGCCTTTTTACCCCAATACTCAGACGCAACCTTTCCGGCTTCGGCTATTGGTTCGCTTCCTACCCGTTTGCCGAGCCATTGGGTCCCGGTTCCGACTGATTCACCAAGTCCGATGGTCCCATGAGCAAGACCGCGGCCGAATGTTTCAAGCGGTCCGGGTTTTGGTTCTGCCACCACAGGAGCCCATTGATTCGTTTTTTCATCGAGAAAAAACCTTTCACCTGTCTGCGGATTTGTCGCAGTCTTTCTCTGCGGTGATGGCGCAGCAATTTCGACAACCGATTCTTCGCTATATGGAACCCATTTGTTACCGGAAAGCATAAATCTTTCGCCGGTAGTTGGATTTGTAGCTGTAGGCATTATCTAATCCCTGTCGTTAAGCCCCTGCGAGGATTTGGAGACCGTCCTACCGCTTGGGCCGTTTCAATCAGTTTTTCAACAGGCCACGCTGCAATATCGGCCGCCATGTATCCGGAATTTATTAAAAACTCCTTTGCTTGTTCTACCTGTTGAGCCATTTCTGCTTCAGATTGAGACAGTTCTCCGTATGGTTGTGGATCTTCCCAACTTCCAGAAGCCCCGAGTCCTTTTCTTTTCAACGCTGCTACCGGCGCTACCGGTTGAGTTCCACCCGCACTATCGGGGTCAACAAAGGCACCGTCGGGAGGCGGGGGCATTCCTGTAGGTGCGGCTCCCGGCTGTGCTGTTGGCTGTCCCGGCTGGCCTGCGCCCTGTCGACCGGTAAGACTCGTTGAACCACCCGGCATGTTGATTCGATTAATTCCCACAACCTGAAACATCGGCTCGTCGCCAGTAAACCATCCGGGACGATCTACGGCCTTGCCGGGCATGGCCTGAATTTCATAACCGAGTTGCTGCCCGAGAATTTGCGCCGCTTCAAGCTGCTGTTTTGTCACCTGCCCGGTCGGGTTTCCGTTCATGTCTAACTGCAATCCAAGTGAGCTGACTATCTTGTTTTTGGCCCACTCGTCTTGATATTCAGCCTCTCCCTTATTGAATTTGTCACCGCTGGCCCCTGCTCTTATCCTGGCGGCTTCAAGGGTCGTGCTTCGGGTTTCCTTTGCCCGTTTATCGGCTGCGTCCACTTCAAGTTGTTTCAGTCCCTTGGCATAACCATGCTTTGTCTCCATATCGGCTACCGCCTGCGCCCGTTTGGTCTGCGCAACGGCTTCATCGCGAACAATGCCAATCTCCTTATCAATCTGAGCAAGGTTATTCTTTTTCTCTCCAAAAGGATCATCAGGAAGTCCCTGGACAAACACTCTCCGTTTTTCAAGCGACTGAAGTTTCCATCCCGGGTTTTTCATCAAAGAGTCGTACTGTTTAATCTTCTGCTGAACCGCCGGAGCATCTGGATGATCCGGGCCTAAACTCGAAAGGCTCATTACCATCTCGTCCCTTGCGCTCCTTGCCATACGATACGGAGAAGCGTTCATTTGCATCCACTCTTGGAGTTTCGGAGATACCCGGTTCATTTCTTCGTTTGTCACGGCTGAACCATCTTTTTTGACAAAAGCGTCCTTGTCGGGGTCGTATTTTGTTCCTTCTCCGAACATATATTGACCGGCGTTTTGAATCCTTGGGGTTCCGTTTTTGTCGGCCGAAACCATTAATTCCATCGACCCCAGGCTGTTCATAAGGCTGCTGCCCTTAAACGGAGCGTTCCAATCGGCAATCTGCCTGTTGGTGTGTTCGGCCATGGACTTGTCTGCCAACAATGCTGGCATACTAAGCGCGTCTAACTTCGCCTGCCGTTCCATTCCCGCCTTTTTCAGCCCCAAGGTAGCAATGTCCATATAACTCTGGCCCTGGTCTCTGAATCCTCTGGCGGTCTGGTCGCCTATTCTAAATAATGCGTCTGATACCTGGCTCATTATACGATCCCCTTTTTAAAAAACGATAAAAGAGTAGTTTTAATTTGATAGATTTTTCTGCATATCGGAACCCCGACGGCTTCGACGAAAGCTCCGATTCTCGAATCCTTGTCTTCGGCCTTCATTAAAAAAGCCATGTGTTTCGCCCAGCACATTACAAGCGGATAGGCAAGCCATGTGGCTATTCGGTACTTCCGCATTAGTTTTGTGTAGGGAATGGCCCATGCCTGATAACCCTCGACCACTTCACGGTCCACCCTTGCGGCGTAGGCTTCGTCTGCTTCGTACCATGCCTTAGGAAGATAACCTTGGCGGTAGAGTTCGCTGCATAAAACCTTGTCGTCGCTGTCGGCAGGTGAAGTATCATCCCAGGCAGACGGTCCCCATCCAAAATCAGAATTATTGGGTCCTGGAAAATTCGCTTCCATGTCTTCTTGTGTTGCATCGGGGGCAGAATAAAGTCCGTCGTAACCACCTTGATCTTCAGGTATTGAGTATAAATCCCCACGGTCCGATGTAGCCGGACTCGCTATCGGAGCTGGTGCTGGCGCAGGTGCGGGAGCTGGCGATGGTCCCCACATGTCCGGTCCAAGCTCAGAAGGATCGGCCATTGTTTGACCACCTTGATCTTTCGGACCCGGAAAACTTTTTTCAATATCCTTCTGTGTAACTTCCCCAGGTATTGAGTATAAATCCCCACGGTCCGATGTAGCCGGACTCGCTATCGGAGCTGGTGCTGGCGCAGGTGCGGGCCCAGCAGGAGGACTCGCTATCGGAATTGGTGCCGGTGCTGGTGCCGGTGCGGGAGCGGACACGGGTTCGGGTGTCAACGGCCAACTCAGCCCGGGCGTTTCAAAACTAATAGAAGGAACTTCTTCGGTTTTGGGCGGTGCTTCTTTCGTAGCAAAATCCGGCAAGGCAAAACTTCCCCTTAGGATGTCTTTCGTTCCGATGTTTTCTTCTTTATTATATGCGTCATAAGCCTTACCTAACCCGTAACTGACAGCCCTTCCCCCCAGAATACTTAACCCCCCCGTTGGAACTGCAAACGCTCCGCCAATAATATCGGGAACTGCGGTAATAACGTTCCTAACAATGCTTTCTTTTGGCTTTCCTGTGGCGTAGTCATACACTCCTTTTCCTATCGCCATCCCTGCCCCTGCCCCTGCAAAAGATTTTGTCAGGCTGCCAAGCCCAAAATATCCGCCTAAACCCGCCGCGCCCCGTCCAATCGAATTAAGGGCGTTATCTCCTGAGGACATAGATAGGTCAGGAACATCAAACAGCTCAGAAGGATCGGCCATTGTTTGACCAAATTGTTCCGGCGATGGTCCCCACATGTCCGGTCCAAGCTCAGAAGGATCGGCCATTGTTTGACCAAATTGTTCCGGCGATGGTCCCCACATGTCCGGTCCAACGTTAAGTCCTGAAGGAATGTCGGCAGGGCCGGATGGTTCGTCTCCCCAATCATTATCGGTGTCGAAGGTCGGTACTGGTGCTGGCGCTGGCTCTATCGACGGTGCTGGCTCTATCGACGGTGCTGGCTCTATCGACGGTGCTGGCGCTGGCTCGTAGGCCGGTACAGGCGGGCCTGGCTCAATCGGGTCTGTCAGGCCCAAGCTCCACCGTCTTTCTGCTGCCGGGGCTACGTTGACACCTGTTCGCGCAAATCGTCCTAATAGTGCGGACCTCTGCGGGTTATATTGCAAGTTAATTGGCATTATTATGTCCATCCTTTCGTGAAATAGCCGGTGGCGCCGCCCAATAGACCGGCAAAAATATTGCTGTAAATATCACCGCCGCCGATAAACCTGTCTGTAAGGCCTCCTCCAAGGGCTCCACCAACGACCCTTTGTTCTGCTTTTCCGCCAATACCGATCGCGTTTCCAAGGGCTTCGCCTGCTTCGGCTCCAACAAATCCGCCGCCGAGCCCTGACGCCCAGGTGGATCCGCTGGTTGCCGGGGCTTTCCATGTGTCAAGACTGGATGCCTTATCCCAAAAACCCGGGGCCGCTGTGGGAGTAGAAGCCTCAAAAACACCGGCTGCGTTTGGTTTCATATCCACAACGCCAGGTGCAACATCGTAGTCGCCCCCAACCGAGGGTACGTTTCCAGTTGGCGCTCCGAGTGTTGTTTTAGATACGGCCCCCGGAATAACTTTTGCGCCCCCGTCATCTCCCTCGATCATGTCCTTGAGAAGGCTTTTGTTTTCCTTGTTTCGCATCGACCCCAGCCATAAGTTACTTCCAAGCCCTACCACTCCAAGGGCGTTTACTTTTTTGGCTTGAGCTTCCCGTGAGGCAAGGTTTTTATTGGCAAACGCCTGGTTTGCTTCAAATTCTCTTAACCCTTGTACCTGGTTTGCTGCGAACTCGCTTCGCCTTTGTGCAAGATCCTGCTCGGCTGTTAATTTATTCTGTCCGAACTGCTCCTGTTCAAGAGCAAACCGGTTGCCCTCAAGGGCAAGCCTGTCTTTTTCGAGCTGGGTCATTTCGGCCTGATGGGTGTCGGCTGCTTTCTGACGGTAGATCCCGGCGAGATACGGAGTTCTTGCGTTGATTTCATCGACGTAGGGCGATATCCGCCTTCGTCCGGTGACTGCTGAAAATTGACTTGCCATTAGCTTTTTCCTTTTTTAACCAAGTCCAGATGTATAGTATCCGCCAAGGGATCGATATTTTTTAGCAAGGGCCGCTTTGTTTTTCATGTCCTGATACCCTTGGACGATATTAAGCGCAGCTCCACCAGCGCCCAGGATTTCAGCCGACGTACTGTCCCGGCCTTCGCTATCAAGCTGCCTTTGTCGAAGACCCAGGCCAGCAGCGTACTGCCTTTCTCGAAAGGCCAAATCTAACGCTCGCTGTTCAGATGAAAGAGCCCGGCTTCTCTGCCCAATATCGAAGTTTGCCGCATTGATGTCTTTAGCAAGTGACAACCTGGATTTTCCCATCTCAAGGTTTTGCTTTCCCGATTCAAGGTTTTGCTTGCGGCCTAATTCCGTTGCTGCGTCCCTCATTCCGGCCAGCCTTTTCCGCATGTTCTCATCGGCAAACTGAGCGTGTAAAAGACCGGCATCGAATATGGCCTTTTGAGAAGGGTTCATTCGGGACATCTTCTGTAATGCCTTCATGTACCTGGGAGATTGTTCGAGGTTCATTCTTGGCTCCTTGGGTCTATATAGTCTGTTGGGAGTACGCCTGCGTCTTTTAGGTTTTTAATCGCCATCGACCTTATTTCCAATTGAATTTTTTGCTCCTGTATCTGCGATACCGATGGGGGTCTACTGTTTAAAATGGCATCAAATTCCGAATCGCTGATGAACTTGGCTTCAATATCGCCCGGGCTGTACCCTTGCCGGGCAGCGTTATCAATCAGTGTTTGCAGGTTTTGCTTCCGATATTCTACGGTTGCAGCTTTAATTTCTGCCGGTGTCCATTTCGGATTAATAGGCGGGACTTCGCCGCCGCTTTGGGATTCGATCAGTTTCCCGGTTGCCGTTTCAACACATACCCGCATGCCAGCAAGGGCAGAACCGGTCAGGGTTAAAACCAAAATCAAAACAAGCCATATTTTTTTCATAAATCCTCCTTATCTAAATGCAATATAAAACAATGTCGCCGTCCCTGCTGCCGTTGCTCCTAGCCGTATCCAAGATAGCGTAAACCCATCAGCATCATAGGTTGACATGGTTGCAGCTTGATACTTCGTCGCAGCATCTTCTTTCAATAGGATGCTCATAGCTGGAGCAACCGCAAACTGATCGGCAACGCCATTCTGGGCTATCGCATAGTTCCTCGTGGACATAGATGCGCCAAAAATTGAGGCTATTAAACCCCCATTAATACCACCAAAGAACAATACCATTGACGGCTTAAACCCTACACCTGTGATTGCGGCAGTACCCGTAGCAGCATCCATTTCACGGGTGAACGTGCCGGTCATATGCCCAATCGCCCATTCCGGCGCAGTTCCGGCGGCGTTCACAAATGCTTTATAATTGGCAGCTCCGATAGCAAGAGAGGAAAGTGTATTAGCAGCGGAGGCATATGGAACATCGCCCTCTGTAAGCGAGGACAGCCCAAAAATAGCGTGTGCGCTTAGTTTAATCCATCGCTTGTCACCAGCATCGGTGTCGGGAGAGATAACGTTCGGGGAAGACTCTGCCGCTGCTGAATCGACATCAAGATTGTAAAAATAAAATTGCGTAGCTGTTAGGACAAACGCTTTATCTCCGTCTGCGAGCGAGGCGCCGTTGATTGCGTCCAAACACCCCGCCGTTCCGCCGGTGAGCGCGGTGGCTCCGTACCCGTTTGCTGCATAGCCTGAAGGAATAAGAGGCGGGGCTGCGGTAAAAGAAAGTAGAGCAACAAAAAATAATATACTTGCAATGAATCTTTTCATAATCAGTAATCCTTTCTTTCAACTTGATATTCAATTCCCCATCCGATAGGTAAAAACCCGGCGGTGGAGTCGGTTGTCGTGACTTCAAATCCAAAAGCGTGTGACCATGCGGTCAAACTTACCGGATCTGTAACCCTGGCAAGGCGATTCATGCCTACGTCTAAGTGTAGGTTTAACGTGGCAATCTCTGCCGATGTCCAAATAAAGCCGGTGGTGTCGGTCCATATAAAACCAGACCAGCTTGCCCATGTAAAATCAGACCCCTCCGCCATATTGGTGTCTTTGTAATAAATAATTCTAAGGGTATGATCTTCAGTGATTCTCTTTGCTAAGACTTTAACCCTTCTGATTTTGGTAATGTCCCAAATGGACTCCGTGGGCCAAAAATCACCCGTTCGGACTCTTTGGGTGATCCCTGATCCGTCCCATGATGTGCCGTTTTCGAGCCGCATCACATACCCGGTGTCAATCCCGGCATAGATGTACTTGGTTCCGTCCGTATCTTCGACCTGCCAGGCGCATTGAACTCTTTCGGCCTGGCCGGTGTCTTTCTGAAACCATCTTTTTCTTACAAGATCGTATACGACCCATACGTTATTTGTGGTCTGAGAAACCCCTGATGGCAGCAGAAGGTTGTATTCTTTATAAGTGGGATCGTACCAACCCCTTGCGTTTTCAATCGCTTCAAAATTGACACACTTGGCATTTTTGGGGTTAAAGTAGTTCCCTATGCCTTCAAGCGGTTTTAAAACCGCACCGTCGAACATATAAGGCCCGGCATAACTGACCCAAATAACCCCGTTTCGCTCAACGTCCTTGGCAAGTTCAAAGGCGACTTCAACCGATGCCACGGTTAAGGGCGCCGGGGTTCCGATGTTTTTTGAAATCGGGAATATCTGAAAGTTCTCCGGGCCATCCCCGGAAAGAATGTATGTTTCGGTCTTTTTAAGACCTACCCAAATCACATAAAGGTTCGACCCGTACCGGTTAAACAGTTCAGCGCCCGCCACAAGGGGAGTCGATGAAGACCCGAAATAAAGGCTTTGGTATCCCTGCATGGAAGATTCGGCGCCGTTCCAAACGTCAGGAGCGTCGGTCAGGGTGTAATCGACTCGGTTTCCCTCTTTGCCTGCTGAATATCCGACCCCTAAGAGTCTATTTTTATAATTTGAAAAAAAACTATACGGCGGAATGGTGTTTTGCGCCGGAATACCGGTTACTCTGTCAACCAGAAGTTCGCGGGTCGCGTCTGCGTGGACTCCGGTGAGCGTTGCGCTCCACATTATCTTATAGGCATACCCAGTTTTGCCAAAAACGGTGGTCTTGTGTTCTAATGTCTTTGTCGGTGGATTCCATGACATTATCCCGGTTTGACCTAAAGAATCACCTGCGGGATTCTGAGTCTTGTCTGTAACCGTTCCCACCGTGGCGTAGGCGCTGCCGTTCCAATAATAGATTGTTGGGGTAGCGGCGTTTTTCTGAATATACCGGGCCAGCATTTCAAATCTAATGGCGGCCTGTCTCTCGTCGAACATTGCGATGACATAATCAGTAGCCAGGCATCCGTCTAATTCTGCCCCTATCGGTGTGTTAATATCCGAAGATTCGTTGACTTCAAGGGTGTAGTCTTCAAATTCCCCGCCAAAGGAAAATTGAAAAGCGATCGGTTGTCTTGGTACTCCGTCCCACACATCCACCATTGCCTGCCAGGGAGCGTCAACTGACACATGATAAATACTTGCGGTTCCGGCTGACAGTTCAAAATAATAGGCGTAAAGATATAATCCCTGATAATGATAGGGTTTTGCGTCCGCAACGGTCGAGGTAAACGAATATGTTCCCGTTTGAGCAAGAGAAACGGTTGCCGGTCTTGTTCCGTCAGATCCGCCAGAAACCGCTGTCCAAGCGCCGTTCCAGTACTTTACGGTAAAGGTACTGGCTGAAGCGTTGACGGTCTTGACGTAAAGTTTTACGCCCTTTAGCGGTCTGGTAGAGAAAACGACAAACGAGGGCTGTCCGGCGGCTACGTCAAGATTAAAATAGTTTCCTGTATCACTCAGGCTGTTGCTAGCCGCTTCTGTCCGATCTACCGGGTTTTCAAGACCGTCAAATCCATCGTCATCAACGGTGAAAAGTCCGTTTATCCGCGTTTCCGTCCCGGCCCAAATGTACGACTCAACCCCGTTGGCATAGGCGGCGTTCCCGCCGGGAGCCGTGGCAAACCGTCCAAGTCCTGCCCCGGTCGCATCGGTATGAAGTGCGGTTCCGACAAAATCACCCGCGTCTGGTATGGCGGTGGTGTTGTAAAAAACCTGCGAAGTGGTCAGCGCGGAGTTTTCAGCCTGAACCAGAGAATAACTCTTGGTTGTCCAATCGGTTATGAGCTGGTGGCCGTTTCTTATTTTGGTATAAGTGGAAAGCGCGGTGGTGTTGATCTTTGAATAACCCCGCACCCCTTCAATCGATCCGTCCACATACCGCATGTTTAATAGGGTCTTAAAACTCCGGGGGCCTATCTTGGCGGGGTCGGTGTCCGGCTTCCATTCTCCATCAAAGGGATATTGAAGGTACTTAAACGGTTCATCCTGTGCGGTCTGCTGTTGAGAAGACGCCGGCAGGCATAGGGATAAAATTAAAAATATGACAAGAAAAAGTTTTTTCATTTCGTTACATTCGTCTCCGGTTCTTTCTGTTGATCAACAAAGTCCTGTCTATAACGGTCGAGTTCAGCGTAATACGCGGCCATCAACTGCCCGGCCTTGGCAAACTGCCTTTCTTTTAAAAGGCCCTGTGAAGCGATATAAAGAGTAAGGGCTTGATCGTATATTGCCGGAACAACGACTGCGGACGCTGCTGTTACCGCTGAAGGGCGCGACACATAATAAACACTAACCGTTTCCGTTGTTCGTGCGGACAATGCCGGAAATATACCTACTTTACCTGCCCATTCATACCAATATGTTGGTACTCCGGGACTAAGGCGACCAACTGATTGAGGGTTCTTGTGGATAAGTCCTATAGGATCACCGCTTGCGTTGTTATATATTACAGTTGTTATGTCTATATAATCAGGAGTTACCGTATATTCTGTTGTGTCAGAGACAAGATCAATGCTTGCCGAACTTTCAAGAGCGCGGGTTCTGGAAACAATATCCAGCGTTCCCTTATTCAGATAAACCAGAAGTTCGGCGTCGCTCCAATAATCTGCGGTAGCTTCTCCCAGGTAATATCTCGCATTGGTTATGATCGTGCTGGCAAGGGTCGAAGATGTCTGCTGACTCCCAGCGAATACTAAAGAACAAACCACCACCATTAATAGTGATACCCATAAATATTTCTTTTTCATTTTCATTCTTCCCGTAGTTCCCTCGCTGTGTTTACAAAGTCTCGTCGATATCTGTCTAGTTCGGCAAAATATTCAGCCATAAATTTTACAGATTCTTCGGTTCGTCTTTGTTTTAAAAATGCCTGCCCAACCACATATAGAGTTAATGCACGATCATAGACAGCGGGAACAAGAACCGGCGACGCGGCGCTTACCGCTGTAGGCCTGTCAACAAAGTAAACCGTGACGGTCGGCGCGGAATTGGTATATACTACGGTCGAATTGGCGGCGACAAGAGATGTGGTTCCGAAAGTGAAAGCTCCATCACTTTTTGTAGCTGTCACATATCCTAATCGAATATGCCCTTTTGCAACCTGGGGAAGCCCGGCAACGGCAAGGGCGGCCGTGGTGTGTCCGGTCGAGTTCAAATATGCCTCTGTTGCGTCAATCGTTCCGTCACTTCCTATGTCAAGAGCAACCGCGCCGTATGTTCCTGTCGGGACAACATCGTTTCCGGGTGCCGTTCCCGCTGCAACCGCCACTTTTGAATAAGTCGTTCCACTTATGATATAACTAAAGGCAATCGTTGATACCGCTGATGCTGTCGATCCGATAGCAAGTCCAGCGTTTGTAATAAGCGGCAGTGCCGGAAAAATACCCGCCTTTCCGTTCCATTCGTACCACCAAGTAGGAACGTTATCGGTTGAGTGTCCGATTGATTGAGGGTTTTTCCTTACAAGTCCCTTTTTTTCACCGTTGGCATCGTTATAAACGACTGTCGAAATATCGATATATGGACCGGTTATTGAATACTCAACCGTGTTCGGGACAAGCGTCACCGCCTCGCTGCTTTCAAGACATCGCGTACGGCCGACAATATCCATGGTTCCATGGTTGACCCATACCAATAATTCGGCGTCAGCCCAAAATGAAGCTGTAGCCTCGTTTAAATAATACCGGGCACTGGTGATGATCGTGCTTGCCAAGGTAGCGGATGTCTGCTGGCTTCCGGCGAACACAACTGCGGTAACCAGTATCAAAGCAAGGGCAATTAATAGATATTTTTTCATGCGGTCATTCCTTGTGACATATAAGCCTTACCGCTTGACAGTTTTCGGCTGTATTCGAGCAGTTTAATCTCGTCTTCAGCGGCCTTCATTATCCAGTAGTTTGCGTTTAGGATTTCGATCTTGGTGTTAGATCCCCCATCCTTTGTCGACCTGCGCTGTTTTTCCGAGTGCATAGCAAGGTTTGAAAGGGCCCGATGCCAGATAAAATCGTGAACTAATGCGGGGCAAGGCGGATAAACACTATCTGAAAACGAAACCAGGTCAGGGTATTCTTTCTCGATGGATACCCTGATGTTGTAGCGTGTAGACGGAAAGTTGTACCAAAACAGAAGATGCTCCGGGGACTCAAACGATCCATAGGCGTACTGTTGATATCGCCATTTCTTCGGTCTGGACCCGGCTTGGCTTACCAGCTGGGCTGGTGCTTCGGTGATGGGGTCTGACGGGTTCTGGTCGAACTGAACATCATAAACCCTTTTGATATCCCAATCGTAGTTGTCATCGGAAGAAGGCTCGATAGTAGACGCCGGCAGCACGATCCCTGCGTGATAAATCGTTCCGCCGGATGAATAATCCTCATAAGCGGCCGTGTTGATAGCGGTCTGGCCGTCCAGGGTTTTCAGGGTGATGGTAGTCGCGCTGGCCCTGACCGCCCGAAAAAGCCTGTCGTTTAAACGAGTCATTCCCGCTATTCCGGTGATGAAAACAATATCATCGGTCTGGAATCCATGATCGCTCGTAAGGTCGGGGTCCACTGAATCAGCGGTAATAACCCCAGGATTGGCTGCGGTTATGGCGGAGATCGACGCATAATACCGTGTAAAAATCTCGTCATAAACCTCTCTGTTCCAGGCAAGCGGCTCAGACCCAAGATCGGATATTTCACGAAAAGCAGTTATAAGTGAATTTTGAATTAATTCATCTCTATCCGTCTGTGATGGGTCCGTAAGTATATATCGCTTGCACCTTTCCATCAGGTGTAAGTTTGATATTTTTGACATTATTAACCTTCATCCCTGGTCCTTTTGTCTCTCATGATTCGATCACCGGAAGCCTTTTGCGCTAAAAATTCTTCCATAGCGGCCTCTCGTAAAACGGTGTAGGGATATTTCTGAATGACTCCGATTTTCTTTCGTCCGTCTTTTGGGGTCTGAATGAAATTATCCTGGGTTGCGTTGTCGGCCACTTCAAGATAAAACCCCGGAAGAACAACCTCGATCATTCTTTTCATGATCAAGCATTGCCCTTCCCACATCAGTTGAACATCAATCGGGTCGTTCAGGTTTCCAGCGGGAGCGAAAATAACCTCCCAATACCCCTCGACTTTAAGATCAAAAGAGCCTTTAATTTCTCCGTGATCGTTTGCTTTCCCGGCGGCAATGATCTTATCGGTGTCCTCTTCCCCGAAAATCTCCTTTAACCTGTCAACGGTAAGATTTTGGAATATCGGCCTGACTGCGCCGGTATCCTTCACCTTGCCCTTAAGGCTGTATAAATCTCTGATTCTCTTAGCAACTTTCCGCCGTATTTTTTGCCATTGGATTTCACTAAACACCACGTTTGCCCGGTATTTTCTTGACCGGGGATCGCTTCGTTCCGTGTTGTTTCGTCCAAACGCGGCAGTCGGGGGAGCAACGGTGGTCACCGGCTGATAGTAACTATTTCCGGTGACCTTGATCCATTGTTTATCAAAAGCGTCTTTTACAACCAAGGACGCCTCACTAATTCTGTCACGATGTTTTTTTTCGTAATCGCGCAGAACAGACTCCGTTGCCATTTTCTTGAAATCGTCCATCATTTTTTCTTCCTGCTGCTCTAGGCTGTCTTTTAGTGCCATTTTAAATGTTCTCCTTTAAAGGGTTGGGCCTTCTTGAGACTCTTAAAAACCTGCTCATCCCGGGCAAAGCGCTGTAAAACAATGATGCTCGGCGTTGACGTTGATCGGTGTGATCATATTCAATTTGATTCCCGGTTTTGTTACCTTACCAACCGCTGTCGGTTTGTAACCGTACTGCCCGCCGATAAAATCCACTCTGCCGGAAGGCACCGCCCAAGACAGCGTAACCGCATCGGCAACACTTCCCGCTGCTGCGGCACAAGCCTGAATCCATGCTCGGTAGGTGTGCTTGTTGTTGGTATCCACGATACGGATTTCACTACCCGGTCCGATATAGGTTCCGACAACATCGTCATCAAAATGGCCGGTCGGGGTCGCAGCGGTATCCAGCGTCCATTTTGTGATGCCGGTGTTTTCTGCATCCCCTGAAATCCCAGCCGCTGCATCGGTAAACGCCTTATAATCCTTGTCGTCTCTTTCGATGTAAATACCACCGCCATAGGTCGTGTCGCTCTGCATGGCGGAAGTAAGCAAATCCCCGCCGTAATACGGAGAGATACCTGCGCCGAATACGTTGTCGGCAAACGCCCCGCCGTCACCGGTCTTCAAAATACCCTCGGTCGTCAGAATATCGACCGCCATGCCACGTTCCCAAATAAGTTCGTCGGGAGTAGCCCCGCCCAGGTTCCAGATACGGATTTGATACGGAATGCTGCCCAGCTGAAGATAAAGGGCCGCGCCTGTTCCTTCAAAATGTCCTTGAATTACTTGCATTTTCGTTTCTCCTTTAGTTGTTAAAGTGTGCTTCTTAGTTTAAAGGGTTAATAATTTACAGTTGGCTCAGTCGATCTTTAAGCTCTTTGGTTTCTGCCTCTAATTCTTTGATCCTGTTTTGTTAATTTATCTAATTAAATCAACCATTAAGACGGTGTAGCAGTTGCAGCTACTTCATACCTGGCCACCCATGCGCTGTTCAAAATTACGCTGGTGAAGTAAATCTTCCAGCTGACAAACCCGCGCTGGGCCAGCTCATCACCGACAACCGGCTTCGGATACACAACCGCCGGCTTTACAGCGTCCACGCCCTGCAACCGGACCACGCCATAAGAGTCTTTT